CCCCAGTGGAAGAACTATCAACAATCCTCAAAAGAAGATCGTAAAGGCGTGCCTTGTCTAGACGAGTGCGTTTCATCTCATGTTCAATCTCTTTGCGTAGGAGTTCCATATTATATATATATAAAGGGGAGATTATCTTTAAACTAAATGATCGTGATAGGTCCTAATTTAATTTCCGGTATAGGACAACATGCCAATAAATATACAGAATTGTTCCCTGGGTCGGAATATCACACATTTGGAAGTGTATTGCCTGTATCAGAACATGGTTTAGTTTTTATGCTCCCAATTAAAAATCACATTGAATATCTTAAGTATATTCGAACTCGAGTAAAAAACCTCGCCTGTATGACAGTTTGTGAAACCGAAACCGTTCACGAAGACTACGGCCTGATTATGAAAGAGTTTAAGCGTGTTGCGGTTCCAAGTGAGTTTTGTAAAAGAGTTCTTTCTCGTCAATTCCCTGATAACGAGTTTTATGTAATTCATGCTCATATACCTATGCCACGTGAAAGACCTTACACATTTTACCATATAGGTAACATTATGGATCCTCGAAAGAAGTTCAATGATATTCTTCAAGCATTTATTCGACTTAATAAACCAAATACACGCCTTGTTGTAAAGGCTACGTGTGGGGGTGATGTTAATATCAAATTACCACGAGTAGAAGTTATAAATAGTCTTGTGTCAGATGAAGAAATGAACGAAATACATGATCGTTGTGATTGTTATGTAAACTTTTCACATTCTGAAGGTGTGGGTATGGGGGCTGTAGAAGCAGCACTTAGAAATAAACCAGTGATCATAACAAATTATGGTGGTGCACCAGAATATGTAAAAACACCATATACTATTGACTGTAAACTTCAAGAATTGGACAAAGATGACTTCCTATTCAAAAAAGGGATGACTTGGGGGGATCCGAACTTTGATCAACTCTTGGAGTTTATGAAACACGCGTATGATAACCGAGTTCGATATATGAACCACGATCATACTAAAAAACTGGTCGGAAATGAAAATATTCTAAAAGAGTTCGTTTTGAATGTAATTGGTAGCGAGGACAACAATACCAATGAGGATAGTACCACTCATCAATGAATCCTTTTGAGCTATGGTAGTCATGACTAAATCATCAACTGCTTGAATACCAGTGGGTTTCTTTATTATCTTAGGAATGAGAATACTTATTGTTATGTAAAGAGCCATAGCTATTATTACAGGTCTGAGAGTTTCTTGGTCCAACATATTCTTTATAACTAGTCTGTGATTTTAATTCCATCTAGTTTTCCTAATAGACTGCTAATATCCATTTTCTCTCCAATCGAAGTGTTTACGACTTTGTGTTTTCGACAGTATTTTCCACAAACAGCTTTAAAACGACACTTCTTACCAGCCATTGTGATGGCACAACAAATATTTTGTTGTGTACGTTGTTGAATTTCAATATCTTTTGGTGGTGCATCAAGAAATATTAATGTATTTTCTTTCTTCTTATCCTCAATCTCCTTGTACCTCATCTTCATTTTCCATGTAGCATCCGCGAGGTGGTGGCATTTATCATCCGGCTCTCTGAGGCGATACATCTTCGTCGCATCAGAGAGACAGGCAGTCCAGAGGGTGTCACGAATCACTTGCATTTTGTGAGTTACCTTTTACATCATTATGAGCCGCGACTTAGGTGCTCACTTCACCCCCAATTTGGGTCAGATAAATATCAACTTCACCGACAAACTCCGGGCACTTCTCAGAGGTCTTTTGTGTTACCATGTCCTGAACGTTTATTATATGATCCTTAAACTTCTTTACGTCAATACCTGTGGCATTATGAATCTGTGAATCTGTCGCTATATCTTTGAGAGCATATAGATACGCTGCAGCATAATTAGCGTGAAGAACGGAGATAACAGGAGAAGAATCTTGTTGTGCTGCCACTGCATATCGCGCTGACTGCCTCACTAACTTTTCTATAGATTTTTTCATACCACGTGTCTTATTTTGCATAACTAAAAATAGTATAAAAATTGCAGCTATGAGATATAGATACATCTTCTATATGTAACACTGAAAAAAATTACTTCTTCATCTTGACAATAAGTCTAGGAGGATACTTCTTGATGTTATTGTACCCAAATGATTTACGGGTGAGGGGACTTGGCTGCTTCGCGTTTTTACCCACATTCTTTGTGCGAGAGAGCCAGTCCTTCAAACCATTCCTGTTGTATACAGTTCTGATCTTACCGTTAGTGACATTAGTCTTGATGTAAGCACGCTTGGATGGCTTTATATCATTCTTGTTTGAAGCTGACATACTAACGTTCATCCACGTCGTTACATTTTTGTTTTTGTTTGAATTATTTTTGTTATTGTTATTAAGTTGTTGTAAATTGTTTTGAACGTTGAAAAGTTTCTTCTTCATGTTGCGAAGTTCATTTTCCAACTTTTTAATCTTTTCAGTGTTAGACATTTACTATTAACTGAGATAAATTTTAATAAACCTAAGTAAAGAAATAAAGCTTTAAAAATAAAGAAAGAAAGAAAGAATGGGAGAAAGTGTACAAAAACTCACCCATATCGAACATGTCCTCAAGAGACCTGATTCCTACGTGGGACCGGTTGAATTAGGTACCGAACCCTACTGGATTCTAAAAAATGACAAGTTTGATAAGACGAGTTTGAAGTATTCCCCAGCCCTCCTCAAGATATTTGATGAAATCCTCGTCAACGCAATCGACCGCAACTCTATGTATCCTACGAGTGTTACAAACGTCTCAATTAATATTGACAAAATAAATGGTGCCATCACCATCGAGAACAACGGTCCTCTTGGTGGTATCAGTGTTCGTATGCATGAAAAGGAAGGTATATGGAACCCCGAACTTGTATTTGGACACCTTCTCACGAGTACCAACTATGATGATACCCAAAAGCGTATCGTTGGGGGTCGTAACGGTTATGGTGCAAAACTGACAAATATTTATTCAACAAGTTTTTCTATCATGGTCAAAGATCATGAGATGAAACAGACCTACTCTCAAGAATGGTCGAACAATATGACGGTGTGCGAACCCCCAAAAATTAAAAAATACTCCGGCGCAACTTCTTCTGTATCTATCACATTCGTCCCCGATTGGAAACGGTTTGGGATGAGCAAAATGGACTTTAACATTTATAAAATTTTCGAGAAACGTGTTTGGGATGCTAATATCTGTACATCTTCAAATTGTAAAGTGAAATTCAATGGGGAAGTTATACCAAAACAAAACTTCGAAGTCTATGCGAAAATGCATGAAGGTGTGAATGAATTATCCTCTTTCACGACTGACCGTTGGTCTGTTTCTATTGGTCCATCAGAGAATGGTATGGAACAGGTCTCCTTTGTAAATGGTATATGTACTACGAAGGGTGGATCCCACGTAGATCATGTCGCATCTCATGTGGCTGGAGCTATCATCGATGAAATGGCGAAAAAGATCAAACTGAAGCCCCAACAGGTGAAGAACGCGTTCAATATCTTTGTGCGAGCCACCATCGAGAATCCAAACTTTTCTAGTCAGGTTAAGTCGGAATGTACTTCAAAGTCTCAAGACTTTGGGAGTAAGTTTGATCCCCCAAAGAGCTTCATCAAGAATGTTCTCAAGACGGGTGTTGCAGATGAACTCTTGGCACTCTCAAAATTTAAGGAAATGAAGGAGCTTGCAAAGTCTGACGGTGCCCGTAAGTCTACTATTACTGGTATTCCCAAGTTGGATGATGCAAATAAGGCGGGAACTAAACATTCGAAAGATTGTACACTCATCGTAACCGAGGGTGACTCAGCAAAAACCTTGGCTGTCGCCGGTCTCTCGGTGGTTGGGAGAGACCATTATGGTGTCTTTCCACTTCGTGGTAAGTGTAAGAATGTAAGGGATGTCTCTGTGGCACAACTGACATCGAACCAGGAGTTCAATGACCTCAAGAAGATTTTGGGTCTCCAACAGGGGAAGGAGTACACCACCGTCTCCGATCTTCGCTATGGGCGTTTAATGATCATGACGGATGCTGATAACGATGGGTCGCACATCAAGGGTCTCATCCTAAACATGATTCACTATTTCTGGCCGAGCCTCCTCAAACTCAACTTTGTGGTGAGTATGGTGACACCAATCATCAAGGCGACTAAGGGTTCACAGATCAAGTCTTTTTACACCGACTCTGCGTTTAGGACCTGGTACGGTGATGGCAGGGCTGGGTGGAAAGTCAAGTACTATAAGGGTTTGGGTACTTCTACATCAGTGGAAGCCCGTGAGTACTTCAAGAAAATCCAAGACTTGACTGTTAGATTTGATGTAGACAATATGACGGACGAATCAATCGTTCTCGCTTTTGATAAAAAGAAGGCGGATTCTCGAAAGACCTGGCTTCTCGAAAACACAGCGAAGGATGCTGACCAACTTGAGGTAGCATATGGGAATGTGAAACAGTTGGACATTTCAGATTTTATACACAAGGACTTGATCAATTTCAGTCTCGCTGATCTCAAGAGGTCTATCGCTCATATGGCAGATGGTCTCAAACCATCGCAACGTAAGGTTATGTTTGCATGCTTCAAAAAGAATCTCAAGGATGAAATGAAGGTTGCCCAATTGGCGGCATTTGTCGCTGAGAAGAGTGCATACCATCACGGCGAAGTTTCCCTCGCGGATACGATCGTGAAGTTGGCGAATGATTACACTGGGTCTAACAATATCAACCTTCTCGAACCATGTGGTCAATTTGGAACACGGCTGATGGGGGGAAAGGATGCTAGCCAGACGAGATATATCTTCACGAAGCTGACCAAGGATGCGCGAAAGATCTTTGATCCCAGGGACGACGCTGTTCTCAATTACCTGGATGATGACGGTCGCTCCATCGAACCCGACTTTTACATGCCCACCTTACCAATGGTTTTGGTCAATGGGACTGAAGGTATTGGTACAGGTTTCAGTTGCTATGTACCTCCTTTCAACCCCGATGATATCAAAGCAAATGTCAAACGAGTTCTATCGGGTGAGGAAATAGTGCCTATGCGACCTTGGTTTAGGGGTTTCAAAGGGGTTGTCCACAAGGAGGAGGATACATGGATGATGGAAGGTGTATGGAATTGGTCAGGGAATAACATCGTGGTGACTGAATTACCCCCGGGTCGCTGGACGCAGGACTATAAGGAGTATCTTGACACACTAGTGGAAAAAAAACTTATTGGAGGGTTTATCAATAACTCCACTACTGAGGATGTTCATTTTGAAATCATGGAGTACGCAGGAAAGGATCTCCTCAAAGATCTCAAATTGAGAAAGACATTCCGTGTCTCAAACATGCACCTCTTTCACCCAACGAAGGGTATTCATAAGTATGCCAGTCCCGAAGAGATTCTAACAGACTTTGTGGAACTTCGCTTAGAACATTATAAGATGAGAAAGGCCCATCTCATCGATGTACTTCAAAAGAAGACTGAAATGTGTAGCCATAAATCAAAGTTTGTTTCTATGGTCATCGAGGGTAAACTAGTAGTATTCAAGAGAAAGAAGCAGGACCTCGAACAGGAAATGTCCTCAACATTTCCATTGATTGATGGAAACTTGGACTATCTCCTCAATACGAGGACGGTTGAATATACTGAGGAACGTGTCAAAGCCCTTATGGATGAAGCAAAACAGGCCAACGAAGACCTAGAAAGAATGTTGAAGACGAGTCACATTACAATGTGGAAAACGGATATTAAAAATATGTAAACAATAGTAAGCATGGGTGAAGCTGCAAAGATTTCCCTAAAAGCTATTGGAAAGCAGGATTCATATCTACTTTCCAAAGACCCAGAAGAATCGTTCTTTAATGATAAATCGGATAAAGTTCATTCAGACTTTAGAAAATATCAGAGAAGTAAGAATGTTATTAATAATGGAACCATTGCAAATTGGCCTTTCGGTCAGACTATAAAAGTTGAATTTAACCCTAGAAATATGGGGGATTTGTTAAGTAATATGTATCTGAGTATCACGATGCCTGGGATATCAGATGGAAATTATGCAGATCAATTGGGGCGACATATTCTAAAGAGTATAACAATGCGTGTTGATGACCTTGAGGTTGAAAAGATTTATGACGATTGGGGAATTATTTATGATGAATTATACCTAGAAATTTCTGAAAAGGTAGCAAATAGGTTTTTAATTAATAGATCACTTGGTTACGACGAATCTACAAATAATGATTCAGTTGCTCAATATGAATCAAATCTGGTAATACCGTTACAATTATTTTTTACTCGAAAATATGCGAGTGATGAGTATTCTACTAATCAACCAAATCGACCATATTTCCCAGTGTGTTCTATATTCCGTCAAAAGATAGAGTTTGAATTAGATTTTCATAAACAAACATTTTTTACAGATACCACGGATGTTTTGGAGCTGCCTTCATTTAACCTAATCACGGAAGAGATCACTGTAAGTGCGGAAGAACGCAATTTTTTATCCACGCGAAGACAAGTGTTTACAACTGATATTGTTAGAAGACATCCAAGTATCGTAAGTGAGTTGGGAATAGACACCGTAATAAATAACCTGGTACCCAATATTCCGGTCAAATGTCTACATTGGTTTTTGAGAAATACCAAGTTTGAGAAGGAAGACGAACCAAAGGGTAACCCCGTCCCTCCAACCGAAGAGGAGTATTTATGTCAAAATAGATTCAATTTTTCATCTAATGTAAGTTTCGACGATATTCAAACATTTTTTGATCCAATCATGGATAGTGCGAGTTTTTACATTAATGGAAATAAGTTACCAAATGTCACTAAAACAAATCATAATTATTTCAAATATCTCGTACCATTTCAAAATAGGTTAGCTAGGCCTTTTAGAAATGTTTATACATATAGTTTCTCGATGAATCCGATTAATGTGGAACCATCGGGGAACTTGGATTTCAGTCAGATACAATCTGATAAAACATTGATAGAAGTTAAATTGGATACCAATGAAGTTGATATAGAATCAAACACATATTCATTAAATATGTATTATACTGGGTATCAAACATTTGTTTTTGATAAAGGTTTTATGTCATCTGCTTATTAAATAAGGTGTCTTTATTATCGGAAATGTAATCAATGATATTATTTTTGATACACCATTTTATAAAGTTTAACTGAGCTAGGGTTGTTTGAATATCACGCGTTGTACCAGGTATACTGTATGTAATCTTCTGAGCTCTACAAAATGGGTCAAATAATTGTTTACTATATCCGTTAAGACTGGATTTATATGCACAATGTACAGTAAAAAGTTTACCATTACCCGTTTCATAAGATGTATGATTCTTCCTTGCGTAATTTGTGATAAACCATTCCAAATTCCGGAGAGAAATACCACTCGATTTATCTAGAATATTCAAAAGTGTAGTTTTATTCTTATCATCGTTATAGAAATTGTTTATAGAATTTAGCAGAATGTCGTTTTTGTTCATTATATTATTAAATACCTAAATCTATAAGCTCATTCGAAGATTCACATCCTGGACACCCTCTCACAAACATTTGTTCCGGGCCATGTGTATGTAACTCTGATGATGAGATACTTCTAACAGTTATACGTTTACCCTGACATATATGATGTCGACAGTATCCATCGTCACCCGCCTTGAATCCACAACGTTGACCATTTGATTTTGTTCCCTTACACGTCATACTCGTGTAACTTTCGGGTATATCTCTCAATAAGAGATCTAGAGAAATACCATATTTTTTTGAAATTTTCATTGCATAATCATTGATGATTAAACTCACTCTATCTTCTAATTCGTCATCAACAAGTTTTGTGATTCTTTCAGTTAGACTCATTCTTACTATTATTTAGATCGTAATTTTTAAATAGGTCTTCAATAGATTCTTCTTTTTTCATTCTTGATTCTTTAATACGGCTCCGTAGAATCACCAATGTACCATCTTCTTCTAAACCAAGACGCTTACACTCTGCCATGAGGTCATCCTTCTTCATAGTACTTAGAGCTGGATCCCTCTTGGGTTTAGGTGGTTTATGCTGATTGATAATTTCACCGAATATGTCTTCCTTTACATTCTCATACAGGGGATCGAGAAGATCACATACCGGATTCAAGAACTTGTTCAAAAAATAGTAATGATAGTCCACGGGAATCTTATGATCTTCGACGTATTTAGGGTCTTCAGCCTTTTCGAATGCCTTGGCTTTGGGATCACCAGTCTTTGTAAGAATGTATGGGACTCTATCTCCAGATTGTGGTTCAGATCCAGGCTTCCGCTCCCGCATCTTGGTGACAACTCTTACATGCGATTGATTAATATTCACACTTTCTGCACTCGTGACAGACACTTTGTTACCCCCTACCTTATATGTATCCGAAAGACCTTGACTTAGAATCAACTTATTATTTGGGACATCCCCCGAGAGTAATTCAATAGCG